TATTGTAGGTGTGGCTAAAGCTTCTTTTCTAGCTTTATTAGCCATGGCTTTTAGTTTGTTAGCGTGTGTTGCGTACACTGTTTCGATCGTGGTTCCTGATGAAAGCGTAAACGCATCATCGGTCTCGGCCATTTTAGTACTTTTTAATCTTCGAGTTATTGTTTTACCTTCTTTATTAACGAAGGATTGTGGTGTATATTCATAAACTTTCTTACCTGTTTTGGGGTCAATCCTTTCTTTTCTAAAGTCTACATATTTTGGCGATTCGGCTCTTGAAATTAAAGTAGCAGCTCCGGACCTTGGTCCACCTTGGTATTTGGCTTTTAACCCAGCAATGCCGTTATCATTATAAGACTTTTTATAATCAAGATGATGCTTTTCGCTATCAATCACAACCATACTGTGTCTAACGGCACTTGCTATCTCGTTAGGATTTGCTCCTTTAATGGTCATATCAGTAATTAAATTACTAACATCTCCCATCTTTAATTGTTTTGTTTGAGTTCTTGGTCGTTTTCCTTTATAGTCGACTTCTTTTGTTTTTGCGTTATACACGCCGCCATCTATAGTTATCATACCATCATATGGCGGATAAGACTCTTTTGGATTAAATTCCATAAGACCTTTTATAGGAGAAGAAGTTTTAATTAAACCCTTTTTATTTGGAATAACTAAAACCGTGTCGCCATCGAAGTCGGCGCCTGACAATCTTCCTGCAACTTTCGGATGAATCCCAATAGCGTCTATTGAGTCGCCTAATAATCGTTTTGCGGTAACGTGTTTATTATTAACAGTTACTTCTGGAATTTCAAATTTTCCCCCATGAGGATAACGAATAAGAACTACTTTTTCCCCATTTTTGTAATTAGGTGCATAAATTTCATGTTCCTTCATGTCGGGAAAAGGGAGTATGACGTGAGTTCTTTGCCTAGGCATAGCTGCTGCTTTTAAATGCGCAGCTGCCGAATCACAACTATCCGCAAATGTATTCAGCAATTTTCTTTTTATAACCGGATTTGTAAGCGACATAATTTCATCAAATTCTTCTTGTTTAGCAGCCGCTGTCAAAGCTAATTGGTTTTTAGCTAAACTAGGATGCTGTTTTGAAAGCACTTGTGACGACAAACTTTTAGACCATTCGGCCCATCTTCCTTCCACATTAAGTTTGTCTCCGGACGACACGATATTAATGGGCGATAATTGTTTCTTGCCTGAGCCGTCTATATAATACCTTTGCCGGACGGTCGAGCCGAAAGGATTATCGGGATCATCGCTTATTTTTTTCATGGCGTCGAGATCGTTTGATATTTTATTTTTACTTTTATTAGTGTTAAATACAATATCAACGCCTTTAGGTAGATTATCGGCATACATAGCCATACCTTTTAGATAATGCGTATCGTCGACAGCTATTCGAACTTGGGCGTATCGAGATTTACCTAACGATATGTCGTCAACACCTCGTCGAAGTTCTATAACCCCGTCTTTGTCGCTGCCACCTTCTTCGGCATATCTAACTTTAATTCGTTTAGATGATACCGATTTAGGCGGTTCGATGCTCGCCCATGTTCGACCTCCATCTTCTGTATAATGGTCGGTTGTCAATTTAATTTTATCTTTATTGCGGATAACGTCTCCATAAGTAATATGTTTTTCAGTAAGCACCATCATATTGGTTCTTTTTCCGGTTCCTACTTGTTCAATATCAAATTTATGGACTCTATGAGTACCTTCCTCTTCAAGCATCGCGATTGCCGTTTTAAGTTTAGTCCGGTTAACCCCAATATGATGCTCGACTCCGAGCCCAACATCAAGATATTTTTTCTTTGCAACGGCAGCTTTTAACATATCTGCAGTGGCTGCTGTTACTTCGGATCTTTCTTTTAATACTGGATCTAAAAGCGACCTAACAGAAGACTCAGGCATACCCATACGACGACCTATTTCTGTATTAGAATAACCTTTGTTTTTTAATTTGATAGCTTGAGCAAAATCTGCTTTTCTTTGCTCTGATTTAGCAATTGATTTTTTAGCTCTAAGCTGGGTGGTCGTTATGTTAAGAGATTTTGCGATGTCAACATCGCTCATTCCGCCCTTTTTAAGGTCGCGAACATATCCAAGAAAATCTTTACTTCTTTGTGGGTTTTTTCCTGAGCCCCATGGATAACGACCAGAATGACGAGGGGTGCCGTAATGACGAATATCTTTAGGCATTTTTATATCATCCCGCCTTTAATATTTCAACTCTTTTATCCGCAGCGATAATTCTCTCCATACGTCTTTTTATATCTTCTGGTGGAGGTTCGTGAACAATAACTTCGTTTGATTGATAAATCCTAAGTTCTATTTTAATATCAAACGGATTAACACGATATTCCAAACAAAATAAAGCCGCATAAATTTCAAGCTGTCGCATTGAGGCTCGCGTTTCGCCAGTCTTAAGATCGTGAATTCTAAGAACATTCTGACGAAAACAAATCGCATCTGCTGTTCCGAAACAATTTTCAGAATATTTTAAAGGTTGTTCGGTTTTCATTCTATATCCGATCGCATCATTAACATATAAATTTAAAGTCTTTCTTGACTTTGGTAAGTTGACTCTTAATCGAATAAGTTCCGAGGCAAGAGCGTGTAAATCGTTACCTCTCTGAATAGCTGAAAAATTTAAAAACTTTTTATCTAATTTTTCATCGTCATAATCAAGCCAATATGGACTACTAGGACTTAAAAAGGCGTGGTGACCTACTAGATCTAAATGCTCGTTGAAGTTCACGCAACACCCTCCTTTTATTCTCTGGATAGATAAAACTGGCAAATGACATATCATCAAGTTTATTGACATAATAAGGCTGATTCGGCTGGGTAGGCGCATTTTCACTTTTTTTACATTCTAATGCCGCCCATTTGTTTTCAAAAAGAATTAAAAGATCAGGAAAACCTTGAATATAATTCGGGTCGTTTTTTAAAACGATGCAACCTTCAAAAATATACTCAAGATCTTTAATAAGTTCAGTTTGAAACTGGCTTTCTAACATGGTGAGAACCCTCCAAAAAAATAAAGAATAGGACCGACATCCTATTCCTTCTATTATAGCATATGTTTTTCACGCGATAAATTTATAGCGTGTGGTAAAACTTTTTTCATTAAAATTTTGTTTGTTTTCTAAAGCTTTAGAAATTGACGTGTCTATTTTTGAGTTTGATATGATGTGATAATAGTAAAGATCAGAAAAAGAAGTGTTAAGTCTATCTATTCTTCCTGCCGCCTGAACCATTATTTTATACGAATAATGCTGCGAATAGAAAACAATACAATTTGTTTCTGTACAATTCCATCCTTCAGCGCCGGCGGTGTATTGAACTAGATATAACCAGCTGTCTGATGTCGGTATAGGCTCGTGTTTATGGCCATTCCATTCGGCTTTTGTAACATTAATGGTTTTTAATAGATTAAGTTCATAATTGAAATTGTAGAATACGATTATTTTTGAATGTTTTTTTAATAACTGCTTTATAAACATTAATCTATTTAAATCGCTATTAACGACCTTTCTCATAGTAAAACATAATTCACTAACATTTTTTATAGGTTTATTCTCAAAAACGTTCCACCTTTCTTTAATCACTCTATTGAATAAATTCTTGTCAAAAGGAACTATAACTTTTTTATTATGGGCAGTTGTCGCTTTTATATAACGCATTGGAACGACAATTTTATTTCTTAACCTAACAAGATGGCCGCAATCAACATAATGATCAACTTTAGGAAACTTGGTAAACCGGCTATATACAACGTGTCTTCTCACAAATTCGGTACGATTTTTATAAAAACCATTAGCTATGAAAACGGGTATATAGTCTGACCAAGTGTCTCCAGGAGTAGCGCTTAATATAATCCATTTATTAGTTTTTGTTATTTTTAAAAAAGACTTAACCCATTTCCCAGAACCTATGACTCTTTGTTCGTCAAATATGAAGAATGAATTTTTAACAGTAGTATATTTTCCAATATTGTTCCAAGAATCAACAATCACTTTTACGCGATTTATACTTATTTTTTGATTGGTGGAAAGAAGGAAAGGCGCCAACTCACGTTCCCATTCAAGCGTGTCTCTTTTTCGGGCGGTAGTTATAATATAAAGATCTTTTTGTTTTTTCATAGGCACGTATTTCCCTACGCCATTAACCTTTATTTTACCACCACATTCTTTAAAATAATAATAAATAGCAGTTCTAGATTTACCGGAACCGACCCCACCACAAAGGATGGAGCCGGTTTTCAGTTTATCTATAGCTTCTTTCTGGTAATCGAAAAGATTAATGTTCATCTTTACAACTGCCGTCGCAAGCTTCACAATGCCCGCAACCGCCAACTGCATCGGAAGCGCTATCCGGAACATCATAATACTTCTGCTCAAACTCGTCTTCCTCGATAGTTACATACATCGATTTGACATAGGCCTTTACGCCGGTCTTACCGTTTACATCCCAGTTGTACGGCCTGATTATCAGGTCGACTTCTCGAATATCCGCCCAATCTAAAATGTTTACAGTCTCTTCGTCAATTACAGATTTACCCTTATGGGTGACAAGAATAATCTTAGGCGGGATATTAGCATAGCTAACCGCAACTTGAAGGTATGCTTGTTTCTCATCTCCTTCATCACGAGGCTCGAGCCAACGGACGTTCCAACCGTCTTCTTCAAGAACCTTCGCAAGCGCGTGGTCTATGAAAACACAAAAGTTTCTTCGACCTGCAGGATTGAATTTTCCTTCTTTTCCCGAGAAATTTCTGAATCCAATTCTCGCTCCCTCAATTACGATGTTGTTTTTAATCATTTTGTTTTCTCCTTTCAAAATGGGATATCGTTAACGTTTAGAACAAACCAATCAAAATCTCCATACTTCTCAATAGCTTTCTTAGCTTCATCTGCTAAAGAAACAAAATATGAATAATCAATATCATCTTCTTTATTAAGTCCTTTAACAACTTCAGCTTCAAGCCATCGATATCCTTTACTCCCATCGGCTGCGTAAAAATTTCCATCTTTTTCTCTTAATAAAATACCCCCTCCACACCCTGGTTTAATCGGACAAAAGCTGCCCGCTTTACCGACAAAGTGATACTTGTGTTCGTCTTTTTCTAGATTCTCGTTCATATCTAAATATAAAGCAGTACTTACTGTTTTAGCTTCACACAAATCATTAAATACAAGAGGTTCTTTACTAAATAAAGATTTAAAAACATACGGATGCGCGAATTGTGCCCCTGTAGCTGCCCATTTTCCTATATTTTTACCATCTTTATATCTAGCTATATAAACCGCATTGTTTACGAGACAAAACTTATCATAAGTCGCCTCGTGTTCGAAATTATATCCATATTTTTTACCAAAGTCTTTTACAAATTGAATAATTTCGGGGGTCGCGTTTGGTATTTTTATCGAGTCTGTCTTAATATGCGCTACTGTAAAACCTTTCTCTTGAACCGCGTGTTTCAAATCAATCATAAACAAAGCTCCACGTTTCGCCACAATGTTATCTATATTGCGTGGGTCTTTAAATTTGTTATCAAATTTTGCGGCCGTTAAGCCGTATACAATATTAATAACAATTTTAAGGGCATAGGATAAATCAGCGGAATCCTTTTCAGAGGTTAGGTATTTATTAAGAATTCCGTTTAACATTTTTCTAGCTTCGTCGTACCGTCCATGTTTTATTGCTATTCGCGCATCAAGAAGTTGTTTAAAGTTCTTAGTGTACGGCCCGAACATGTTCATGTTAATTATACTATTCGGGTGCATCGATTCAACATCGAGTACCGGTACGTCTTCATATATGCCGGGTTCAGCATATACTTGTCCGCCCTCACTAACTTTTTCTCCTCGGTAAGTGCTTTTTCCATTTTCAAATTTATATCCTGGAAACATTTCACTTAAATCGGTGTAAACAAATTTATCTTGAGGATGTTTGTCGTTACCAAAGATAATCTTAGCCGTATGCATATACGTAGTGTCATTAACAGTTAAACCGCTAAGATCTGCTAGAATCTGTCTTGCGACAAAGTCTTGTTTCCTGTCATTGAAAACGGCTTCGCTAGCATCAACGTCATTTCCGCAATAATCAACAACATATTGCCACTTTTCTTTTGGAACCGGTTCGTCCCATTTAAAGCCTAACTCCTGGTGATGGATTCCAAGCTCGATCTCAAATTTTTTTAAACTTTGTTTCTTTGATGAGAAGTCATAGATATCTGCATAGGAGATGTTATAAGCTTCTCCAAATAAACAGTTACGACTCTCTTTGATAATCTTCCGACTCAAATTAAAAAGTTGGAGATTATCATAACCAATGTACGCCGCATATAAAATATGATTATCATACCTACGGCAATTAAAACCGACTAATTTAAATTTAAAAAGGTTTTCAATATCAGCAGGTTTCGGATTTATCATCGCCACTTTCTTTTTATCTTTACCTTGAACTTTCCAAACCACAACAAAAAGATTTGGAAACACTTCGACGTCAAAGAATACTAATTCGTCACTAACGTGTTTTTCTATAGAAAGACTTGGCTCTTCGGATTTGAAATTCATCTTGCTTACTAACTTGACGCAGTACTCTGATTGATGAGTGCTATTATTAGCAAACGCTAAAACCAAAGGACGCATGTCTGTCACATCATAATTTAAACCGGAATTGTATGCGTCATCAAGTATTTTATAAATAAAATCAATACTTGGTTTAGTACCAGGATGAATTTCCTTAGCCAAATTTTTCTTAATAAGTTTCCGAATTGATCTCTCACTTTTAACCGCTTCAAAATTAATCATTTTTTTTCCTTTCAAGGGTAAACCTGAATTTATTGTGGTA